ATCAATTTAAATAAGGAGGAGATATGTTATTGGAATTTATCAACCAATATCTATTAGAGATATTAGCTACTTTATCTGTAATAGTTATTATTCAATTTCTTAAAGGATTTAAAAGTCTTAAAAGAATCTCAAAAGATTCTTGGAAAATAATTGTTTTGCTTATGGGGATCCCCATGGGAATTATAGTTCAATCTGTTCATGGGTTTGAAAATGGGCAGATTGTATCAATTATAGGAAACATAGTTTTTAAAGGGTTGTTGATTTCTGCCATGTCTGTGCTTATATACCAGACAGGAAAATTAACAATCAAGAAAATTATTAAAGGAGCAAGTAATGGAAAGTAAAATAAGAAGATTGATAAAAGAACTTCCTCGAATAGCAGGGTGTCCTTCTCCAGAAAGGCTAGGGTATATGTTTACTCTTGCTTATGATAATTCCTTGGAAGAAGGAACGCCTTTAGACAGAGAGAAAAAAGACATGGAATCTTTAGGCAGGCGTCTTTACTGTATCAACCCATCGAACCACGATCCAAAAGACAAAAGAAAAGCTACTATTGGATTTTATAGGCTGATTATTGCAGAAAACAGAGGTTATTTGGCTAAAGGATATATAACAGAAGAACAGTTCAAACAGATTGTAGAAACTATGCCTGAAGCAAAAGAACCAGTTGCTGAGATAGACGAGATTCTTACTTATGATCAGGCATTGTCCGCAGAATATTGGTGGATTTAAAATGCACACCGTTTTCATTAAGAAAGTTTCTGTAGCATTATTTGTGATCGGTCTTATAACATTTATATATTACCTCGCTAACTTCATTTTCTTCTTTGAAAAAGTAAGGCCGATCACTCTTTTTTCTTGTACTCTTCTTTTTATATTCCTCTCATTGTTTGGATTGTTTTACGGAATTAAAAAACAAAACAAGAAAGCCATGTTGTTACAAATAGGAATTACTTTTTTAGTTGCCTTCCTTTCTATTCTCGCTTCACCAAGCAACCCTGCTGCCATGGTTTTTCTTGTCATCAATTTTATATTGTTAGACGAATACGGATTTTTACAAAACAAAAAAACAAAGATATGTTTTATCTTTATTTATTCCTCTTGTTTTGTTTTTTCTATTTTATTGTCTGAAAAGGATTTATCTGATTTTATATCGCATTTTCTATTGTTTTCTTTTTTCTTCTGTTTTATGTTTGTATATGTTATGTGCAAACAAACACAAGATGTTAAAAAGCTGAAGAAATGTATGCGTGTTATAGAGGAATTAAAAAAGGATAATGAAGAGTTAATACAAATTACAAGAGAGCAGTTGATATATAACACAAGACAATCGGACATCCTTGAGAGGAATTCAGAGGAGATAAAGAAAGTAATTGGCATTTGATAATGAGCAACGAAGAAAGAAGCGATTTAATCCTACAGATTATAAAAGAACTCAAAGACGGTGATAATGCTGAAAAAATTACTAGTGTTATTGAGAGGCTAGCTGTCTTAGAAACAAGGGATTATGAAAGAAAAGAAGATATCGATGATCTTAAAAAATATAATGAAAAAAAAGAAAAAAAGGAAGGCGAACTGCAAAAGTTCAATTTTACAAAGCTGTTTACCATCTTAAGTTTTGCAATAGCCCTCCTTTCTCTTATAATAAGCACATACGATAAATTTTTTTAGTTAACTTATTTTAACCCCTGTAATTTCAAAGAAGACTTTTTTGTTAAAGTAAGGCATATTTATAATTGTCTTTCTTTCATCTATTGAAAGATTTCTCCAAAAATGTTTAAAAGAGCTTTTAAAAGGAAGATATTTAAAATCTCCAAATTTACCGGATGAAGTACGAACTCTAAATTTAACTGGATAAAATCTATTTAAAATACAATATGCTCCAGAACATTTAATAGCATCCAATTCTTTTTTATCAATCAAAGTGTTCATGAAATAAACTTTTTCAGGTTCTTTTGTATTCCAGTCACCAGAGTTACAGTTCCCAGAGTTCCAGTTTCCAGAGTTCCTGTCTCCAGAATTCCTGTCTCCAGAATTCCTGTCTCCAGAGTTCCAGTCTCCAGAATTCCTGTCACCAGAGTTCCTGTCTCCAGAATTCCAGTCTCCAGAGTTACAGTGTCCAGAGTTCTTGTCTCCAGAGTTACAGTGTCCAGAGTTCCAGTGTCCAGAGTTCCTGTTTCCAGAGTTCTTTTCTCCAGAGTTCCTGTTTCCAGAGTTCTTGTCTCCAGAGTTCCTGTTTCCAGAGTTCCAGTTTCCAGAATTCCTGTTTCCAGAATTCCAGTTTCCAGAATTCCAGTCTCCAGAATTCCAGTCTCCAGAATTCCAGTCTCCAGAGTTCTTGTCTCCAGAGTTCTTGTCTCCAGAATTCCTGTCACCAGAGTTACAGTGTCCAGAGTTCTTGTCTCCAGAGTTATAGTTTCCAGAGTTCCTGTTTCCAGTACAATTTTTGCCTGTATTTACAATAGATAAAACTTCTTGCCAAGAAATCTCTTTGACTATCCGAATTTTATTTGTTACTTGTTTGTCTTGTTCATCCCCTTTTATTTCTCCAAGCAATTCAACAATTGCAACTTTATTCTTTGAATTGAATGGATAATAAGAAAAACAATCAATTAAATTTTTACATGCATGAAATCCCTCTTCACATAGAATTGGACTTTTATCTATTTCATATGTTTTCCCTACTTTATACTGAAAACCCCTACAACAAAAATTCTTATCAAAAACTTTGTAAGCTATCATATCATCCTCCTTAATCATCTGCCAGAGTATATGTATATACTCTTATAGCTTTAACTGTATGTCCGCATCTTGGACAAACAAAAAAACAATTTTCTCCCTTTTTTTCTATATTCATAACTTCAAAACAAACTTCTCCTTTTTCATCGGTATTTGTGCATTCTTTATAGGAAAAATATCTTTCCTTTCCAACAACACGAAAATCCTCAAAAATAGAAAAAATTTTTGATTCTTTATCCTTTTCAGGAATTGGAGATTTATAAATCCAAACAGCCAGTTCCTTTAAACTTTCCAGAATATACCAAAAATCAGTATCTTTTACCATAACATCCTCCTTTAATCTATATAGAATATAAACCCTTCTCACAATTTTGTCAAGTAAAAAGCAGGACATCCAATAAGAATGTCCTGCAAAGATCAAGGGATGATGATAGCTGAAGGGTTCAGCTGTTCAAAATATAAACAAAAACATAAAAAAAGTCAATAAAATATTGACTAAATATTAAATTTATGCAATCCTTAAGAAGGCTGTGTTTTTTTTGAAAAAACAAAACAAAAACAACCCTTTACAGGGGGGAAGCAGATTTTAGGATTTTGTTTTGTTGCCTATTTTCTGACAGCCCTTCCTCCCTGTAAAGGGTTTTTTATTGGAGGTTATATGCAATATTGTATCGAAGGGTTTTCACAAGCGGGTCTAATTAAAAATGGATTAGATGCAAAAGACGCTGTTCTGCTGCGATTTATGATGAATTTCATTTCAAGCGGGAAGATGAATAGCATCATCTATGAGAACAAGACATTTTTTTGGTTTTTTTATCAAAATATTATAGATGAAATGCCGATTTTAGGTATAAAAAACAGAAATGCTCTTGCAAAGAGACTTAAAATTCTAGTTGAGAAGGGGATATTAGACATGCACCTGGAAAGAGGTGCTGATGGTGTATACACATATTATAGATTGACAGAAAAAGCGTACTCGGATCTTGTTTCTAATACCAATCACTCTCCTCAAAAAAAGATACCCCACTCTCCCGATAAGAAGGGGACCCCCCCTCCAATAGGGAGAAAGGGTCCCTCCCCAAAAGTGGAAACAAAGACTAGAATACAATGTTACTCTAATACCAATAACTCAGAAACTAAGAGTAAAGAATCCCTACGGGATTCAAAACGATCTCCAAATGAATATTTTCTGAAAGTGATAAAAAGAGCTAAGAAACTAGCAAAGTTTAAAAATAAACTTCCTGAAAGTGATAAGACAACAAAAACATATTTTAAGGCGGAGGATTTCCTTGCTGCTTTGCAGGACGGCTCCCTTAAGGAGAAATATTTGTTTGATCCAACATGGGTGGAAAAAAACGGGATTGATTTTGATAATCTTTTGAGCAGGAGGGAAAAAACTGGATCATTCGAGATGATTCCTTCTGATAAACTTGAGCCTATTATTATAGGTGCTGTAAAAAATTATGCTGCTATGATGAAAGAAGGGTTTTGGCCTTTTGATAAGCGTTGTTTGACTAAGTCGGTGGCCGATTTTTGTTATAATTATAAGACAAAAAAATCATGGCTTCTCTATTGTATATTTAATGAGCCTAAAGAGACACAAAATGTTATAACAAAGAAAATTATAGAATCTCTTGATAAAGATGATTATGAATTTGCTGAAAGCATGAGAGATGAATTAGGCTGGGATGGGAATAAATTTTGGCCCAAACTGTCGATTTTGAAAAATTGGTACGATGAAGTTAATGATATACTTTATAGATATAATCAAATGTCGGGAGTTGATTGGAATTCGAAAGTGGCTACATTTACACACCTTCTGGATTTAATAGATCAGTTTAGGGAGACATGGAAATCATCCTGGACTGTGGGACACTTTGGGTATGGAAACAAAACATGGAAATTATTTGTTGAATGGGTTAAATCTAATCATAATATAGAATTAGAGCCTGATTGTCTTTTGAATTTGGTGCATGGGTATGAAACAAAATTTAAAAAAACCTATTAAAAATGGTTTTTTATGTGTATATTACTATAAAGGGGTGACTAATGGATAAAGATATTTTGGAAAAGATCAAGCGGTATATTTTAGATTACCACAAAGAGCACTTCAAGGTGCCCAGATTTGATGAAATTATGAATCAATTTGGGATGAATAGAGAGCAGATTAAGCGTTATTACGTAGAGTTAGTGAATACGGGGTTTTTAAGGAGAAATCATTCGCAGTATAAATTCAATCCAGATATACGTAAAAAGGCACATGCCAAACTTATTGAGAAGGTCCGGGAATTTTCTGTTGATGATTTTTTTATTGGTGTTCTTAGGTTTTTTATGTTTGTTGTTGGTGCTGGTGCAATTTCTCTTTCCGTGTTTTTCACGTATAATTGGGGTCTGGATTATCTTGATTCATTTTTTTCTTTACTCTTGAGTTTGATCCTTGTTGTTTTTTCGGTAGGTGCTTTTCAGGTTTTTCTTATATTTATGCAAAACAAGCAATATGGTTATTCAGTTATTTTTGTAATTACTTGGGTGATCGTTTTGTTATTCTCTATGCAGTCTACTGTAGCATATTTATATAACACAAAATCAGAAAAGCTTATTGAATATGCTGAAGGGGATAAAAAAGCTGCTAAAGAGAGTTTAACTTATGCAAATCTCTTAAAAAGAGAAGATGAAAAGGCATCAGATATTGTTGAGCTTAAAGAAACTTTGCAGGGATTTAATGATCTTCTTATGGAATTCAATGATATTGAATTGTTGGATGAAAACAAAAGGCTGTATGATGATACATACCGTAAAATAGGAACACAGGAGAAGAAGATAAGTCAGGCAGAAAAAGAGTTGGAAGTGATTAGGAAAGATATTGATGACTTTCTTAAACAGGACCAGGAGGCAGAAGTTATTGTTAAAGTTGATCGGAAAAATTTTTATGATTGGGTTTCTGGGGTTTTGTCTTTTTTTTCTGCAGACAGTTTGGAGTTTATAGTTTCTTGTTTTCCTGCTGTGTTTGTTGATGTTGTGGCACCATTATCTGTTGCTGTTAGTTTATTTTTGAAGAGAAGAAAGAAAAGAGGAGGGTCTGTTCATTATGTTTAAATTAAATAATCCTACACCCACATTAAAAAATGTAAAAAAGGCATTTGATGTATTAAATAAAAATGAAGATAATATGGGAAGTGAAGAAATTTTAATGTATTTGAAAGAGAATATAACAGCTGATAGGTCGGATGGGTGGGAAATTGTAGATTATAAATGTGATGGTTTTATGTATAGGAATAAAAAGAAAGGCTTGCTTGTGATTGTTTCTATTAGTAAAGAAAATGATGGTTTATATTGGGTTCATGTTTCTTTTTCAAGAAAAAGTAGAATGCCATCTTATTTTGATATTACTTTGGTTAAAAAATTGTTTATAGGTGAAGATAAGAAAGCAATTATGGTTTTTCCATCTAAAAAGGAGCATGTAAATTTTCATGAATATTGTTTGCATTTATTTCATTGTATTGAAAAGGATGTTTTGCCTGATTTTACAAAAGGAACAGAATCATTATGATAAACAGTATTTCTTTAAAAAATTTTAGGAACTATGGTGTTTTTACTTTTGAGTTTGTTCCTGGTGTAAATATTCTTGTTGGATCATCTAACAGAGGAAAATCAACTGTTTTTCGTGCGTTGAGGTGGGTTTTGAAAAATAGGCCGCTTGGGAAATCTGTTGTTTCTTATTGGAATAGGGGTAAAAAGGGAGAACCTTTATCCTCTACAAATGTTTCAATTTCTGTTGATGGGCATACTTTGGAAAGAGAAAGAAACAGTGATTCTAATCTGTATAGGGTGGATGGTAAAGAGCTTTCTGCGTTTAAAAATGATGTGCCTTCTGAAATAACAAGCATATTGAATATGGATGATCTTAATCTGCAAGAACAGGACGAAAATGGTTTTATAATTACTCTATCCCCAGGGGAGGCTGCAAAAGTCTTTAATAAGGCGTTGCAGCTTGATGTGATTGATGATTGTTTTTCTTACATAAAAAAAGAAAAAAAAGTTGTTATAAATAAAATAAAGCATGAGAAGGAAGAAATAGCGCAGTTGGAGGAAGAAAGAGAAAGCATTTTGTGGATTGAGGAAGCTTCATGTTTGCTTGAAAAATTAGAGGCTGTGCAAAAAGATAGAGAAATAAAAGAAAATAATTTGTCAACTTTGGAAAAAGAGATTGCTTCTTTTTCTGATGTGTGTGCACGTATAAAAATTTTGGAGCAGTTTGTTGGGGCTGAAGAAATTATTGAAGAAATTGTTTCTATTCAGGATTATAAAAAGGAAAAAGAGGCGTGCTTTAGTAATTTACTTGAGGAAGTCAAGGAATTTATATATAAGGAATCATATCTTGAAAAGTTTGATTGTTTCCATGGTGCTAATTTGTTAATTTCTGAAATAGAGATTATTGAGAATGGACTAAATAATTTTTATTCAGATATTGATGGCATATCTGCTGATATTTGTTTGTTTGTTGAGATTGAAAATAAACTGTCTGATTTATTTATTGAAATAGAGCAGACCGTCAAACAACTGCCAAGGGTTTGTCCAGAGTGTGGCAGTATTTTAAAAGGAGATTAATATGAACAGTAAGGCTATTAAATCAGTTTTGAGTAAATAGACAGAATATTCAATTAGGAGGTGATTGTGAAATTACTTATTACTGCTGATTGGCATTTACGAGATGATAAGCCGAGGTGCAGGCCTCGGAATGAGGATTGGTTGGATTTTCAAAAAGAGTGTATTCTTTTTGTGTTTGGTGCCGCTGTAAAAAATGAAGTGGATTCGATTTGTGTTTGTGGGGATATTTTTCACTATCCTGTAGTTTCTTCAAATATTATAAATTTCCTTCTTGAGGTGATACTTACTTTTGGTATTCCTTTTTATATTCTTCCAGGTCAGCATGATTTAAAAAATCATGATCTTGATAGTATTTTTAAATGTAGTTATGGTACCCTTTATTCTATCGCTAAATATGGAAATATGTATATACATCCTATGGAGTATAAAGGCATGACAGCATTTTTTGGTAGTAAAGAATTTCATGGTACTGATTCTGGTTTATATTTTACACATGTTCTCGCTGTTCCCTCTCAAAAAGGGTGTAATTTTGGCAATATGGTTAAAGCGTTTACTCTTATGGAAGACAATCCAGAGGCTAAAATTATTTTTGCAGGAGATAATCATGAAGGATTTATAGAGAGGTATTTAGGGCAGACTGTTGCCGTTCCTGGATGTTTGAATAGGCAGAGCATTGCTTTAAAAGATTACCATCCACATGTTTTAATTTATGATGATTCTTTAGAGAAATCACCTTTATCCAAGGTTTTTAATGAAAAAGATTTATGTGCACTTGAAATTGATAATGTTGTTGGAAATAAGAAGACAGTGGATGTTTCTGGTTTAATTGACACTTTAAAGGGTGTGTCAGTAAAAGAATTCTCCTTGTCTTTTTTTGATAATCTTTCTATTGCACTTAAAAGGGGTGATCTTGATGCTTCTAGTTTGGAGTTCATTCAGAAAATGGTTGAAGATATAAGGAGGGTTTGATGTCAGGATATCTAAATGATGTTTTTGATCTTGTAAATAAGATAAGAAAAGATGGTGCTGATGGTACTATTTACAAATACAGAGAAGATTTTTATGCCATAGAAAGAAAATTATCTCATTTATTTGATAAAAAAGAGGATAAAGTTACTAAGGTTATAAAGGAAAGAATTGAAGAAATTCAGAAGGCAATACAAGGAACAGATGAGGGTAGGGCATTTGCCGCCTATCTTTTGATGATTGATAGATTGAAAAGAGAGGCTGGCCCTTTTGTAAAAGTGGGAATCATTTGTGTTATGATCCCTGTCATTTGCGCCTTTTTAAGGAGATTTGAAAATGAAAATAAATGAAATTAAGAAAAAATTGGAAAAGATGAATACACAGAAAATTAAATGGGAGAGAGATATAGAAAACATCCTCAGAAAATGGGGAGAGAAGGGCATTGAATCAAAAGAAGAAGCACAATTAGAAAAAGAGAGACTTTCTGCAGAGTTGGAAAAGCTGAAGAGGAGAGAAGAGAAGCTTCTGAAAAAGCTTCACGATGATTATGATTGGGATTCTTTGGAATGAAAGGGGAGTATAATGTCAGAAAAATTAGATTTTGAGGAAGCAGCAGTATATTTTGATTTTGATACAACCGGCGATGATGTTGCCAAGTACAACAAAGCAGTATGTGATTCGCTTGTCCATTGGGTCGAGATGTTTTTGTGGATGGAGGACTGTGATTGTGGGCATAAGTGCCCATTTATTTATGAGGATTGGCGGGAGGCGAGACAATATATTGTAATGAAAGAGCAGATAGGGACTATTCCAGACTCAAACCATTGTCCGTTATGCGAGGAATATATTGAAAATGACTGCGAAGGGTGTCCATTGGTGGGTTGCGGAATTGGGTCTTTGTGGGATTTGGCCGTATGTGCTGCAACAAAATATGAATGGCTTGTGAACGCACGGAATATGATCAAAAAGCTGTTCGAACTGAGGTTTTACGATGAGAAGGAATGTAAATGAGAGATGCTTTTTGTTATAGAAAAATTGTTGATGATGCCTTGTCAAGGCTTAGATATATATCTAAAGATATAGAAGAGAGAAAAGAAAAAAAGAAAAGAGAAGATGAAAAGTTATTTGTGATAGAAAATTCACAACAGTTCGTCCAAACAGTTGCTTTAAATACACAAAAATTAATTAAATATAAGATTGAAAGCGTTGTACAAAAAGCGATTGATCTTTGTTTTCCTGGGGAATATGCTTTTGAATTTGATTTTCAGGTCAATAGGGATAAAACAGAAGTTTCCTTTTTGTTTGTAAAAGATGGAGAATTAGAGAGTGTGAAAGATGAGGCAGGGGGAGGGCTTAAAAATGTTTTGTCATTTGTTTTCAGAGAAATTCTATTATCCATGTCTAACAATAGGAATGTTATTTTTCTTGATGAGCCTTTTGCTGCTCTATCAATGGATTTACAGCCTTTGGTAGGGCAGTTGATTCAGGGGTTTTCTAAAGAGCTTGGAATACAATTTATATTGAGCACACATAACAAGGAGATGATGAGTATTTCCGACCGTACTTTTAATATATCAAGTAAAAAAAGAGGTGAATTCTTTGAGGCTTGTGTTGAGGTTTTGTAAATGATTTTTGATGCTGTTTCATTTCTCAATGATTATAATTTAAATTTTGATACAGAGGGAAAAAATGTACAAGCAGGTTGGATAGGAATTAAATGCCCGGCTTGTGGAGATCATTCTAATCATGGCGGTTTTTCTTTGGAGGATGGGCATTATTATTGTTGGAGATGTGGTGGGCATAAAGTTAATTATATTATAGGTTTGTTGTTGGGTTGTAGTAGAGCAGAGGCTGTAAGGATTGAATCAAAATATTCTGATAAATATTTATTATACAAAAAGCGAGATAAAAAAAAGGCAGTTAAAGTTGAATTAAGGGGGAATGATGAGCTGCTTGCAATTGATAAAAAGTATTTGATTAAGAGGGGTTTTGACCCTTCCTTTCTACAGAATAAATATAAATTAAGGGGAAGTGAAATTGCTGGAGATTGGAGATTCCGGTTGATTGTCCCTGTTTATTATAAAGGGGAACTTGTGACTTTTCAGGGGAGGGATGTATCAGGGAAGTCGGATATAAAATATAAATCACTTTCGATTGAAGAAAGCGTGTTTGATGTAAAAAGTGTTTTATATGGCATTGATGATTGTTACGGCGATACTATTTCTGTTGTAGAGGGCGTGTTTGATAAATGGAGGATGGGCGAGGGTTTTGTTGCTTCTTTTGGAAAAAATTTAACAGAAAGGCAATTGTATTTTCTTATAAAATTCAAAAGAATTTTTTTCTTGATAGACAGTAATGACCCATTATCCAAAAAATTTGCAGTTAGGTATTCAGAATTTATTGCTGGAATGGGAAAAGAGGCTGTTGTTTTTGATATGGAGAATGGAAAGGACCCTGGAGAATTAACAGAAACTGAAGCAAAAGAAGTTAGAAGGGAAATGGGTTTGTGAAAAGAGTTTATTTTTTAGAGAAAGAGAAGAGGTTTAAAATAACTTTTTCAGGGAATGATTTTAGGAATTCTCTTGAAGAAGTCAGGGGCATCCCTGGAAGACTTTTTGATCCTGATATGAAATATTGGACTTGTCCAGCTGATGAAATGAATTTCAAATTATTGAAAGAATATGGTTTTGAATTTTGTTTCGATATGCGAAAAACAGATTTTACTTTTGATGGAAATAATAAGGCAGAATCAAAGCCAATTGATAGTGATAAGTTGGTGGGGTATAGAAATTATCAGAAAGAGGCTGTTCAGTTTATAGAAGATAATAATGGGTGTTGTATTATAGGGGACCAAATGGGCATGGGCAAAACCATAGAAGCTATTGGTTATCTAAAGCTTCATCCAGAGTTAAGGCCAGCTATTATTGTGTGCCCGGCTTTTCTGAAAATAAATTGGCAAAGGGAAATAGATAAATGGTTAGGAGAAAGAGCAGTCATTTTGGAAGGAAGAAAGCCAAAACAATTTCATAATGTTGGAATTTATATAATCAATTATGAAATTTTGGGGTATAGAAGGAAAATAAAAAAAGATTCATATATTATAGATGGGTGGTATCTTGCTTTAAGAGAAATGGACGCAAAGGCAATTATTTTTGATGAATGTCAGTATATATCTAATAATAAAGCGGTAAGGACTAAAGCGGCTGTTAAGCTGACAAAATCGATTAAGTCTTGCAGGATTTTTATGTCGGGAACTCCAATAAAAAACAGACCGTCGGAATTTTTTACAGTTCTTAATCTGGTTGATCCTGCCCACTTTCCTAGTAGATGGGCGTATTTAAATGAATTTTGTGATCCAAAAAACAATGGATTTGGAATGGTGTATAATGGTCTTACAAACTGGAATAAGCTTAGAAACCTTATAAATCCTTTGATGATTAGAAGAAAGAAATCTGAAGTTTTGAAAGAATTACCAGAGAAAAACAGCATACTTGTATGTTTGTCTACTGATGAAAAGTTTATGAAAAAGTATAGAGAGGAAGATAGTTCTTTTAAAGAATGGGTAAAATCCCATGAAAAAATAAAGAAAGCTGAAGCTGAAAATTTTATTGAAACGTTAAAACAATTGGCTTATTTAGCAAAAAGGGATTCAGTAATACGATGGATTGAAAATTTCCTGGAGTCTGGGGAAAAGCTTGTTGTTGGAGCATATCACAGAAAGGTTATTGATGATATTGTAGATCATTTTAAGTGTGATAAAATAGATGGAGCTGTTGATATGGGGAAAAGACAAAAAATTATTGATAGGTTTCAGAGCAAAAATGACTGTAAATTGATTGTAGGTCAGATTAAAGCTATGGGTGTTGGGATTACATTAACCGCTGCTTCGAATATGGCTGTAATAGAATTTGGATGGACTCCTGCGGATCATGATCAGCTTGCTGATCGTTTGCACAGAATAGGACAGCAAGCAGATTCCGTAAATATATATTATTTAATAGCCCTTGATACAGTCGAACAAAAAATTATATATTTATTGCAACATAAATCTGAGATGGTAAATAAAATTTTGGATGGTGAAGAGAATAAAAAGTATTTTGATCCATCAGTTTTAAACGATCTTGTTTCTTCTTATAGGGGATGAAGTGAAAAAAGAGAAAATAGATTTATCACAGGAACGCAGAATACTCATATATATGATAGTATCTACTGAGTTTCTATCACATGTTAGGGGTGTTATACGAAAAGAGCTTTTTAAAAATAGTTTTTCCAGATTATTGTTTGCATGGATTACTGAATTTTTTGATGAATATAAGACAGCTCCTGGAAAAAACATGCAGGGGATTTATGATGTAAAATATAAGAATGTGCGGGATGAAGATGATCTTGAAATGCTTTCTACGTTTATTAAGTCTCTATCTGATGAATGGGAGAGATTGTCTGATGTGGGAAATGTACAGGCGGTTATATCTGAATCTCTTATATATTTCAGGATTAGATCCCTTTTTATACTTAAAGAAAAGATAGAAAAATCTGTTGTAAAAAATGATCCCCTGTATGGTGAAAATGCTGTTGCAGATTATAGTAAAATTGTTTTAGAGAATTCTACTTGTGTTAACTTATTAAGGGACAGTGTGGCAATTGTTGAAGCTTTTACTGACAAAATGGATGTTGTATTAGAGTTCCCTGGGATTCTAGGAGAGGTTTGTGGTCCTTTTCTTAGGGGTGACTTGGTGAGTTTTCTAGCGCCTATGAAGCGCGGAAAATCTTGGTGGCTTATGTATACTGCTGTTATGGGGGCTATGTCGGGGTTGCATACTCTTTTTATTTCTCTTGAGATGAATCAAAATCAAGTTGTGCGTAGGTTTTGGCAGTGTTTAAAGGCCAGACCAAAAAAGGGAAAAGAAATTGAAATTCCATATTTTATTGAGAGTGAGTATGATGATGATAAATTTGAGATAAGGAAGAAAAAGAAAAAGATTGAAGGAGTAGATGTTACAGATGTTCCTGCAGATCAAAAAAATATAAGAATGTTTTTTAAATCTGGGAATATAAGGATATTGACTTTTCCTGCCTCTTCCGCAACTGTGGGTGATTTAGAAAACAGTATTGATAATTTAGGGTATTATGAAAATTATCATCCTGAGATTGTTGTTATAGATTACGCCGATAATTTGCGTACTGGTGGTAAATATGAATCGATGCAATACCGGCATCAGTTAGATCACATATGGAAAACTTTGAGGGGAGCGGCACAAAAGAGATGTTGTTGTTATGTTACAGCTTCACAATCAGCAAAGAGCGCTTTTTCTAATGACATTACAGAGGAAATGGTGGCGGAAGATATAAGGAAATTGGCACATGTTTCAAAAATGATAGCCATAAATCAGAATCAAGAAGACCGTGAAAACAATATAATCAGAATTGCGCAATTGGCAGAAAGAGAGGAGGGAAGAAATCTAAAACAAGCTTGTGTTTTGCAGTGCTTGGATATAGGGAATCCCTGTGTGGATAGTCGTTATGTTGATGATATATATAAAAATAAAAAAAAGAGAGGTAAAAAATGAGTGATGTTTTTTATTGGGTTATATCTTTTTTTTCGATCTTGGGTGTTTGGCTTAACATAAAGAAAGTTAAATATTGTTTTGTGATTTGGATGTTTACAAATGCTTGTTGGATGATAATCGATTTTATACAGGGTATACATGCACAAGCTTTTTTGTTTATGGTTTATTTTATTTTAGCTGTAAAGGGCTTTTATGATTGGAGAAAAGCCGAAAAAGGAGGAAAAGATGGAAATAAATAGAGAAGAACTTTTGAAAATTTTGAAGGAATGTTCTGCAGCTGTGCACAGAGGAGGAAGTCTACAGAGCGGTATAGACTGTTTTTTCTTTGATGGGGGCTCTGTCCATTCTTATGGAATGGATTTAAGCATTAGTCGTAAATTGCCTTTTGATGCGGGAGTTTTTGTTATTGATGCCGACATTCTTTTGAAATTCATTTCAAAGCTTAAAGGAACTGATATAGGATTTGATTTTGATTCTGAAAAAAATGTTTTGATTGTTTCTTCTTCTGGCATGAAGAGTAAGATTAAATGTTTGGAGATTCCAGAGGATAAGGATTATTTTATTTGTGGATTGATTAAGAATGTGCTGCAAAATATTCTTTCTTCGGATAAAAAGGAGCTTCCTGCAAACTTTTTAGATTGTGTTGGTTTTTGTGAAATAAGAAATAATCTAACGCCCCACGCCGGATTGTATGTTGATGGTTGTGGTGTTTATTCTTGCAGTAGGACACAAATTTCTTTTTCAAAATTACTGCAGCCTATGGACTCTTTTTTTATTGATGAGAGGATTTTCAAATCCATTAAAGGAGGGCCTGAATTTACACATTATTCTTTGTCAGAAGAATGGCTTCATTTATTGAATGAAGATGCGTCGTATAGTTTTAGAAGAATTTTAGAGGTTAATTTCCCGTTGGTTTCGATTAAAAAGTATGTTGAGAATAATATAGAAAAAGACGGGTTTTGTTGTGTTTTGCCAAAGGAAACGGGGGATGTTTTAAACCAGGCATCCATTTTTTGTAGTAAAAATGCTAAGAAAATATTGATTGGGCTTAAGAAAGACGAGATTAGATTTTTTGTTAATGGGAATTATGGTACTTTTGATAAGTCTCTTATATTTGAGGAGGAAGCTGATGTGCCTGAAGATTTTGAGCCTTTTGATATTATGGTGAATCCTGATTATTTTCAAAATGTTGATTTGTCTTTGCCTTTGTTTTTTATAGTAAAAAAAGAAAATGATAAGCATCTTGTATGTTTTACTGATTTATCGAATCGATTACATATTTTTATGTCTTTGGTATTTGTTAATGAGGAAGAGACATGTTGAAGCAAGAGGCGTTTTTTTTGGGAGGAGAGGGAGACACAGTCCTTGAAAAAAAGATAAAGCCTGTTGGGTGTCCTACTTGCGGGCTTTTCTCTTCTTGCAAAACCCCAAAAATGAAAAGACATGGAAAAGGGGGTTTGGGTATTTTGTTTGTTGCAGAAGCTCCTGGTAGGGTTGAGGATTCTCAAGGGATTCCATTAGTAGGTGATGCTGGAATTTATTTTAGAGGGGTGTTGGATGGTTTGGGATATGATTTAGATGCAGATTTTTGGAAGACAAACGCTGTGTTATGCAGACCACCACATAACAGAACACCAAAAAATAATGAAATTGAGGCTTGCAGACAGAATTTATTAAAAACAATTAAGGAATTGGAACCAAAAGGGATCATCCTTTTAGGAGCTATTGCATTTAATAGTCTTTTAGGATGGAGAATAAGGAGGCATTTATCTGGACATTCTTTTAAAGATTTTGTTGGATGTTGTATTCCTGATCAAAATTTAAATATGTGGGTTGGTGTTTTGAATCATCCTTCTTATGTTGGAGTAAGAAATGAAGGTAATGTGTCTTTACATAATGAATTTAAGAGAGGGCTAAGGAATATTATAGAAAAATGCCAAACTTCTTTTTACGGCCATAATTATATTTCTGATGTTTTTGTAATCAAAGATAAAGAAAAAGCTGTAAAGGTTATAGAAGAACATGCATTGCAGAATTCTGTTATTGCTGAAGATTATGAAACTACAGGCATTAAACCACAAAGGGAAGGGCATAAGATAAGAACTATTTCTTTTTCAAATGGATTATTTTCTTTTGCATTTCCTAATTTTGAAGATGAAGAATTTAGGGCTAAATGGCGGGAAGTACAAAAAAATGATTCTTTGAAAATTGCACATAATTTCCCTTTTGAGTCTATGTGGACAACTGTTTGTTTTGGATATTCTATGGGTGTTAATAATTTTGATACTATGTTAGCTGCCCATTGTTTTCATAATAAGAGAAGGAAGGGGTTAAAATATTGGTCTTATATTCTTTTTGGAATTCTTGGATACGATGAATCTGTTGATGTTTATTTAAAATCAAAAAAATCAGGAGAAAATAAAAAATCAGATAATTCTTTTAATCGCATTGATGAAGCCCCTTTAAATGATGTATTGCTTTATAATGGTTTGGATTCCCTTTTGTGCTATAAATTGTATGAGTTTTTTTGTGGTGCATTGAGTGAAAGGCAGAAAAAGGGCCTGGGGTTGCTTATTGAAGGAAGCAAGTATTTGGCAAAGGCGCAATTGGATGGAATTAGAGTTGATGTTGATCTTATTAATAAGACAAAGATAAAGATAGAAGAAAAGCTTGTTGGATTAGATGAAAAGATAAGAATGTCTGATCAAGTTAAGAAATGGGATAGAAAGAAAAGGTTTAAGTATACAAGTCCTGCTGATTTGCAGCATCTTCTTTTTGATATACTTAAAGTTAAAAAGGATAAAAACAATCTTACACCTACAGGAGCGCCCAAGCTAGATAAAGAAGCTTTGTCAAAAATTGATTTTCCTTTTGTAAAAGATATTTTGGAGTGGAAAAGATGGGATAAAGCTGCTGATTATATAGATCAATTTAGAAGGGAAGTTGTGGATGGTTTTATACATCCTTTTTATCAGTTATATACTACAGATACTTTTAGATCTTCTTCGTCTTCTCCTAACTTCCAAAACATCCCTAAGAGGGATAAGGAAGTAAAAAAAATCATAAGAAAAGTTATTGTGCCAAGAGAAAGTAATCGGTTGATTGAATATGATTATAAGCAATTGGAAGTTTGTATATCAGCCTGTTATAATAAAGACCCTGTATTGATTGATTATATTATTAGTGAAGGTGCTGATATGCACAGGGACCAGGCAGAACTTTTATTTCTTAAAGAGGATATTGATTCTGTAGAAAGGTTTGTGGCTAAAAATGATTTTGTTTTTGCAGAGTTTTATGGAGATTACTATGTAAAAATTGCTCCAAGTCTCTGGGAAGACATGCCTGATTATACAAAAGCATCCTTAAAAGAAAAAGGCATTTGTGATTTTTTTGATTTTATTGAACATGTGCGTCAGGTGGAATATTCTTTATGGGAAAAATTTTCTGTGTATGCTAATTGGAAAAAGGATTTTTATAATAAATATTTGAAAAGAGGATTTGTAAATTCTTACACGGGCTTTAAATATCAAGGATATATGACTAAGAATGAACTTTGTAATTATCCTATACAGGGTTCTGCTTTTCATTGTCTTTTATGGACTTTAATTCGAGTTTCGAAGGAGCTCAAAAAGAGAAAAATTAAAAGAAGTAAAATAATTGGGCAAATACACGATGCTCTTGTAATGGACGTGCATCCAGAAGAAGAAGATGAGATAGACAGCATTGTTTTTGAATATGGTACAAAGAAAATTAGGGAATATTGGGATTGGATAATGGTACCTTTGAAAATTGAAAAGGAAAGATCAGAAGTGAATGGTAATTGGTCGGAGATGACTGATTGTGGAATTTTGAAAGGAGGAAAATTTTGAGTTTATATATTAAGTACAGGCCAAAGACTTTTAAGGATATGGTAGGAAATAGAGATCAAATAAAAAGCTTAGAAACGCAGTTTGTAGAAAATCGTTCACATGTTTTTCTTTTTACAGGCCCTAGTGGTTGTGGAAAAACTACTGCGGCAAGAATTTGTGCGTCAATGATTGGCGCGGTTGTCGAAGAATATAATTCAGCAAATAATAGGGGTATTGATACAGCAAGAGAAATAATTGAATCAACAAAATATAAACCGTTATTAAAAGATAAAGTTGTTTATATTATTGATGAGGCACATAAATGCACGTCAGATTTTTGGAATGCCATGCTAAAGCCTTTTGAAGATGTCCCTGATTTTGTTTATTATTTTATTTGCACTACAGAAGAAAAGAAAATTCCTTCTGCTATACAGACAAGAAGTAAAAAGTATAAGTTTGATTTTCTTTCAAATGCACAAATTTATAAAATAATTTCAAAAATTATTCAGAGTGAGAAAGCTGATATTGATGAAATTGTATTAGAAAAAATATCAGAAAATTGTATGGGATCGGCTAGAAAGGCAATAGTTTTGCTTGAAAAGGTTCTGGGGGTTGAAACAAAAAAAGCACTTAAAATAATTGAAGTAGGAGATGAAGAGGACAAAGAAATAATTGATTTGTGTAGGGGGTTATTAAAAGGGTTTAGTTGGTCTGATTGTGCTAAGATTCTGAAACAAATCAAAGATAAAGATGTTGAAAGTGTTCGTTATGCGGTTTTAGGATATATGAACTCTGTTTTGTTGTCTGGGAAAAAGGATGATTCTGCAGCACAAGTTATTTACGAATTCAGGAAGCCTTTTTATAACAATGGGAGGGCTGGACTTACGCTGGCTTGTTTCATGTCACTTTTTCCAGAATAATTCTATAGAAAACAGGTTCTCATGTGTATATTACTATAGGAGGTATTATGAAAACAGAAAATGATTTTTTGAGGGATTATGACCTTGAACAGGCAAAAGCAGAAATATCAATTGATAAATTTAATTTGGATGAAGAGTGTGTGCGTAATGGGGCTTCATTTTGCTATTGGTCTGATATCCTGGCAGGAGTTAAAAAACAGCGAGAAATCCTTAAAGCCCATATCAAAGAAGTTGAAGCTGCGGCTTCTTTAAGATATCGAAATGGGGATCTGCCTGAAAATTATGAAGATATTAAAATTACAGACAAATCAGTTTCAGCTCTTGTAGATATTGATCAGGAAGTGAAGGAGGCTCGCAGAGTCTATTTTGAGTGCGATGAAGCTGTTAATAAACTTGAAGCTGTTGTGAAAGTTCTTTTACAGCGAAAAGGGCTTTTAGACAATTTGGTTACATTATATCAGTGTGGATATTTTGTTAAACCTGAAGGCAAGAGAACGGCAAACGATGAGTTCGTAAAAGAATTACGAGACCGCCAAAGGAGGAAAAATCATGGCAGTTAAAGGAAGAAAAGGAAGAAATACGAGGAAAAGTTTACAGAAAAGTCTGAATCATTCTTACAAACACAAAGACGATGGTTCGGGGAGTTCAATTATTAAAATTCCAAAAGGCATTTCTTTTTTCCCAAAATTGAAAACAGATACAAAGTACAGGCTTGGATTTGTTTGCTACCCGATTGGATCTAAAAAGCATCCGTTGGTGCGTTTTTCTGGTTTTGAAGTTGGGGAATATGTTTATAATTTGGAGGTTATTGTCCATAGAAACGTTGGTGTCTCTGGTAAAAGGATTATTTGTTTAAAGGAAATGTTTAATAAGAAGTGCCCTGTTTGTGAAGAAATGAACACTATGAAAAATGAGGGCAATGTCGAAGGAGCAGAGAGTTTAAAAACAACAAGAAGAGTTTTTTATCTTGTGATTGATTTTAAGAATTTGGAAAAGGGTCTCCAAGTCATCGAGCAAAGTCATTATACATTTGAAAAGCCTTTGATTACTTCTGCAAGGGGATCATCAGACACGCCTGGGGAGATTATTGAATTTCCAATTGATCCAGAAGATGGTTCTGGAAATATGGTGAGGTTTGAAATGTTTGAGAAGTCTGGGGGTGGTTTTTCTTTCCTGGAACCAGGGGGTATACAATTTAAAGAGATTAAAGAAGAATTGTCAAAAGATATTTTTAAAGATATTTTTAGTTTGGATGAATGTCTTGTAATCCCTTCTGAAGAAGAAGTCAAAGCACTTTTGTATGGAAATGATATTGAAGAGGAAGAAGAACTTTCAAAAGAGGATTCTACTCAAGAAAAAGAAGAAAAAAATTCAGAAGAAAAAGAATGCCCATGTGGCCATAATTTTGGATCTGATTGTGATTTTTATGAAGATGATTGTGATGATTGCGATATTTGGGGAAGGTGCAATAAAGCGAGTAAGGAGGTGTAGATGTATATTCAGCTTAAAGATGTACAAGCTTTATTTAAGGAGAAGACAGGCCAGCGCATAACACGTGCTGGTCTTTACTTTATTGGAAACCAGGAAGGGTTTAGTGTAAAAAGAGGATCTGCTGTTTATTTTGATAAAGAAAAGCTTCTTGAATATATTAATACGATTACAATGAAGATTCCTGAAGGGTTTTATAGTGCAGAACAGATAGCGGAAAAAACAGGAATTGGTGTTGATTGGGCTAGAGTGCTTTTATCAGAATATAAAGTCGATTATATTAAGTCCGGTCGTCGTAGAAAATCGTATTTTGACATGAAACAATTTGTTGAAAGGAGAAAACAGAATGGAAAAGGATAAAAAAAGGTTTTTGATTTATCCTGGAAAAAACGTTATTGTCAGAGATTATACAAATAGAGGTTTGTGGAAGCTTGATGTTTTTTCTCATATTTGTAGAAAAGGGTTTCAGTGTGTTGGTGGGATTTATGGGGTGATTTCAGTTCCAGATATTTCCTATTTAGGAAAAGGAGAAAAAAATCCTGATGAAATTTCTTTTCAGGATTTGGATAAGTATGATCTTTCGAAAACACCTGTTGAGGGAAAAAATGAATGAAAAGGCATGGAAGATTATACAAGCTGTCATTATTATTCTTGCTTTTCTTTATGTTATCATCTCAGTTACAATCATCCTCTTCGGCGGTAGAGATCAAGAAAGCAACAGAGAATATACTGAATTACTGTCAAAGTTTGAGGGAATCGAGCAGGTTATTGCTGGATATGATCAATCAGTCAGAGAAGGAATTGAAAGTATCCAGGGAGAAATTGGCCGAGCAATCCAATCGACTGAACAAACAAGAACTGCAATTGAAAGAAGCACAGAAACAAATAGAGAGCTTATTACAGGCAATCAAGAACTTACAGAATGGATCCGAAGAGTTGAAGATGGATTACGATCAGTTGGTGAACGAACGGGAGAATTTACAAGAGGCATCGAAGGAATTGAAGCAGAAGCTGAAAGAATTAAGCAGGCAGTTGAATCTGTACAAATGGATAGCAATAGGTGAGTCCATTGTGATCGTTGTTTTGGCTTTGATTTGTATTTTTAAGTGAGGTATATATGAGAAAGGAAGAAGTATTTTGGTTTCATACAGGATCAGATTTGTTAGATTTGGTAACAGGCGGTGGTCTTGGATTTGGAATGCCCTCAGGTCGGATTGTAAATATTGTGGGGGATAAATCTGCAGGGAAATCAGCTGTTGCATGTGAGATCATTGCTGCTGCATTTTATGCCCTAAAAAACAGGTTTAAATGGGTTTATGATGATTGTGAATCTGGACTTACACATGATACAAAAAGCATTTATGGTTTTGATGTTGTGCCTGAAAAGGAAAAAGATAGGGTGAAGAGCAGAACTGTAGAGGAGCTTTATTGTAATTACAGACAATTTCTGGAATCCTTAAAGGAAAGTCAATTTGGAATTTATGTTGTAGATTCACTAGATGGCCTTTCTTCGGATGAGATTGAAGGTATAGGGAATGAGAGGTATAAAAAGTTCAAGAAAGGGGAAAGTCTTGATAAAGGGTCATATCAAATGGGTTCTGCTAAATTTCTTTCTCAGCAGTTTTTTAGGTCGCTTGTTTCTATGACTGAGGAAAGAAATTGTCTTCTTATTATTATTTCTCAGGTGAGGGATGATATTAATGCAATAGGCCCTTTTCGAAAGCAAAGGAGATCAGGAGGCAAAGCCCTTGATTTTTATGCCTATGCGTGTATTTGGCTTGCAAATGTTAGTAAGGAAAAAAAGAAGGGCAGGACTGTGGGTGTTGTTATACGGGCAAGGGCCGAAAAAAGTAAAACCCCCCGGCCTTATAGGGATTGTGTTTTTCCAATTTATTTTGATTATGGCATTGATAATATTGGAGCAAATATTGATTTTCTTTATGATCTTAGAGGTGATTCTTACAAATTATTACCGAGCAAAACAAAAAACATTTCTTGGGGGGATTCTGAGGGAAGGAAGTTTACAATAGGTGAGCTGAAAGATTTTTTGAATGAGCGTGATTTGCTTGCTGTGTATACTGATTCTGTAAGAGATCGAGAATTTAATAAAAAGCATGAGAAGATAGAAGCGATGATTGGGTTTATTCAGGACCAAAATGATGAGACTTCCTCTGCTTACAATAAAATGTTTGGACAAACTTTTACAAGAGAAGAACTGATTGCTTATATTGAGCAAAATAATCTGCAGAAGGGATTGACTGATAAAGTGAGGGATAAATGGGAAGCTATCGAGGACGAGATAAAGGTAAAGAGGACTCCGAAGTACAGAGGTTAGTTGAGAATGTTATAAGAGAGACAGGAATAAACCCAGACGATTTGTTTGCTGTATATAGAAGGTTTTTAGAATTGTCCGCCAGTAAAGCAACGTTAGAAGAAATTAGGGAGGGAATTTGTGATAATTTTGACAGGAATGTTATAGATTATCTTGCAGTTACAGGATTGTACTGTTTGTTTGTGAGGGTAAACGATGAAATGGATAGGTTTTACAAAAGAAGAAATTGAATTTTTAGAACTGATGCTTCCTGATGATGTTTCTTTAGGGAAAAAGATTTTAAGGAAGCTGAGGAGAAATTCAATTACTGTTGCGAGTAGGAAGTCGAAAGGGAGAAATTTGCAGAAATGGGTTTGTGAGCAATTAGCAAGTTTGCTTGGTATCGAGTATGATCAGTCTGATGATCAGTGTTTGATTCATTCCAGAGAAATGGGCCAATCAGGTGTGGATGTGGTTTTGAGAGGACATGCAAAAGAAGAAGTTGATATTGCTTTTGAATGTAAAAATACGGAAAAATTGGATTTGAGAGGTGCTATACGACAAGCTGAAAACAATAAAGGAAAATATAAAGATTGGTCAATTATATATAAAAACAAAGAATTGAAGGAGCCGATTGTGATTATTTCCTGGTCTCATTTCAAACGGCTTTTGAATGATCTTCATTATTATAAATCATTTAGTTATTATGAGTGAATGGAAAAGAATTAGACTGAGGACCCGTTTTTTAACAGTATCAGAATTCCCTTATCTGGTAAACAGAATGGGGAAGGTGAAAAGTGAGATTACAGGGAAAATATTGAAACCTTTTTTGCGTGGAAAGAAAAAAGGCACATACCCTTGTGTTGATTTGTATTTGTATGGAGAGAGACATAGGATAGATGTGCATCGATTGGTGGCGCTTCTTTTTATACCAAACCCTGAAGATAAACCAGAAGTAAATCATCTTGATTTAGATCATATGAACTATCGTGCTGATAATTTGGAATGGTGTACAAGAGAAGAGAATGAAGCTCATAAAAGATTTATGACGGAAACAGAAAACTTTACTTGACTTTATACGATATTTATGGTAGATTATGATTATGGAACAATTTGAAGATTATAGGGATATGGTAAGGGCAGCATCCTACAGATATGCTAAGAATTCTAAACAATCCCAAGAAGATTTTTACCAAGAAGGTTTTTTGTTTTTTCTGAAGGCCCTTGATCGGTTTGAGAAAGACAAAGCGGGTTTTCGTACATATTTTAACAGAATCATGAATAACGGATTCAAAAATATTATAAGAAGAGAATCGATTGAGAGTACTTATTTTTTAGAAGAGTTCCCTGATATTGAGTATAAATGTGCGGAGTCTGAATATTTATATATTCTTTCTGCTTTTTTGCAGCTTTCCAGGGAGGCCAGAGAAATCCTAAAATATACCTGCGAAAACGGTTTCGGTGCTTCAAAAATGAATTTAAAGCGGATTAGAGGGCGTTTCACTTCAACAGGGCGTTTTAGCGGATATAAAATGCAGATTTTGATAAAAGAGATAAAAAAATGGTTTTCAGAGCACAAAGACACCCTAAAAACTGTAAATTGCCCTTTAAATTTTAGGGAAATTCTGGCAAAATTGGATTAATTATGGCTAAAAATGTTAAAAAAATGGAAATTCCTGTTGTAAATCGCGTGACTTTGCCACAAGCAAGACGTCTTTTTGATATTGATCTTTCCGACCTCTCTTTGAACAATAAAGAGCAGATATTTGTATTTGTATATGCTGCATCCGGTTTTAAGGATGCTCATAAAGCCTATTTATCTGCAGGATGGAGAGCCAAAACAAGAAATATCCTTTACAACAGGTCTAGAGAGGTTTTGCACAGAGATAGAGTTCAGGAAGCCCTAAAAAGGGTAGTACATAAAATTATTGCGCCATACGCAAATCAAATTGAATATAATTTATATAAAATTTTATATACCAGAGCTTTTTATAAAATATCGGATTTTTATACAGAAGACGGAGAAATCAAGCCTTTTTCCGATATTCCTGAAGACCTCTTATATGTAATCGATGGGGTAAAAAAGAGGTATTTTGGAAAGGATGCAGAAAAAGAAATAATCGAGTACCAGTTGCCTAATAGGTCAGAATCTCTAAGAATGATTAAAGAGATGGTCGACCAGCTAAAAGGCACAACTCAAAATACTGACGACAATCAAATACAACAGCTAAGGGAAATGATTTTTAATAGGGAATATAGTTCTTTGTCTGAAAGTAATATATTCGAAATTGAAAAAGCAAGAGTAGAAGGGAAAATCCGCTGATGATCCAGAAAAACAGCATTGTATTTAGTTTAAACTAAGGAAGGTGATACATATGTATATACATTTAACTGATGATTATTATAAAGATGAAAAGGGGGTTATCAAAAGAAAACAACCTAAAATAAGAGGCATCTCTAAAAAAAGAAGAAAACAAATAACTAAAATGGCTAAAGAAGTTTATTTACAAGGTCAAAGGAGTAAAGAATGAAACAGACGGTTGATTTTACTGAAGGGTTAAACTTTTTTGAAATGCTGGAAGTAGCTGAATTATTAGGAGTGAAATCTTGTGATTTGGAAACAGGTATTGATGGGCTTAAAACAGCATATGCTGAAATGGAAGCTAAAGAGCATGAGAATACAGAAGTATTGCTTGAATTAATCAAAGAATGGACAAAAGATGATAGGATTTGGTTGAAGTTTCTCGAAGAAACTGAGGGTCCTATTACAGGGTCTAAGAAGGAGTAAAACAAATGGCTGAAGTTTTGCGGGTGATTTTTGAATCCCCTTTGCATTTTTTTGGCACTTTATTTTTGTTGTTAACGGTAATGGCAGGAATAGTGAATGCTTTTGGAGGTAAATGCAAAAACTGTGTTTATAAGCAAAAGTGTGATAAAGAAGAAGAGTAAAAGAATACCATGTAGGGGGTTTTATGAAGACAATCGATGATTTTTATGAGGAAAAAGAGGAAATTGAAGAGCAGCCTGAAGAAGAAGCGGATGAACCAGTAGAATTCACTTTTGAGTTTGAATAAAGGAGGGTGTCATGGCTATATGTGAGAATATAGTAAATAGAGGCGGGATTGAAAGCACATGTAATAGATATGCTAATGTCAGAACATTGGTAGAAAATAAAGGGAAGTGGGGTGTGAAGTGGTTTTGTTATGATTGTTACTTCAAACAGGAGAATTTAAAAAGGGGAGGAAAAGCTTATGAGAAATAAATACAGGCCTCCTTATGTTTTTCTTTTGTTGTTTTTTATTTTTATTATTTTTTGTCTAATGTATGTCTGTGCTGTTTTTATCCGCAGTTATTTTCTTGAGAGTTTACAGGCTTTTGTTTTGTATAACGTTGTTTTTGGAGGGCTTTGTGTTATGGCTGGCTCGGTGTGGGTGAGCTCAGCAAAAGACTGGAATATGGAGGAATTTGCAGAAGGATTAAATACAGTTAGAAAGTGCAAGCAACTCATCAGCCTGATTGAAATTAGAATGGAAGAGATTAAGAAAGGGAAAGTCGAATGAAAAATGATGGACAAAGACATTCATCCAAAACAGATAGTCCGAAAGCTATTTTTAATCCAAGACCAAAAGGAAAGTGTTTTTCAAAGGTTAATTGTGGGCAGCGGTTGAAACAGGATGATTATCAAACGCCAATTTCAATGATCAATCAATTTTTGGAAATGAAGATTTTGGGCTATCCTGACAAAACGAGCATTCTTGAGCCCGCAATGGGGAAGGGGTCCATTGTACGTTCATTAAAAGAGCATGGATATAAAAAAGTTGTTGCATATGATATACAGCAAGGAATCGACTTTCTGAATGAAACGCAAAAATTTGATATGATTATAACTAATCCTCCATTTCGAAAAGCCAATGATTTTATAAGAAAAGCTTCTGAAGTGTGCAAAAGAGAATTTATTTTCCTTATGCCAATCAATTATCTGCACGGTAAAAATAGATATCTGAAATTTTATGGAAATCCTGATTTTAGATTTAAATTGTCAGAACTATACATTTATACTCGAATGCCTATGCTCACAAATGAAATCACAGAATTTTATGCTACAGGAATGCAGGTATATGCTTGGTTTGTATTTACGTTAAACCATCATGGAGATGTAAGTCTAAACTGGATAGACAATAACAGATTTGTGAGACATAGATGAGATTTACTTGACATTTGTATTTGATTATAGTATCTTATAATTATTGAGGGAGATGATTATGAACCAAGCAGCAGCTTATAAAATATGTAACAGTAAATCATTTTGGGATGAGCGGTTTGAGGCTGCTATAGATAGACATTTTGTTGGTTGGAATGGGGAAGATTCTGGGTATCCACAAATGAGGGGTGCTTGGGAAGAAGATAGAGGGCATACAAAAAGGGTGCTGTCTTTTTTGATGAAGACTGCCTGGGGATTGTGTAAAAGTGGGTTTTATAGAGAATTTTCTGCTGCTTTGAAGAGGGCTTGGGAAGAGCTGAAATATTTGTCTGAACCGAAATAATTAGGAGATTTTTATGAACGAAAACTGGTATCCGACCCCGCAGGAAATAGCAGACAAAATTAAATATATGGTTGATTGGGAAAATACAAAGTCAATCCTTGATCCATCGGCAGGTAAGGGGGATCTGCTTTTAGGCATTGCCTGTTCTGATTTTAATGATTATATCACTTATCAACATAGAGAGGAAGAGCCTAATGCAATAGTAAAACAAAAAGAAATGGAAGTTGGTTTATTTGCAATTGAAATAGACCCTTCCCTTCGATCGGTCCTGTACAATTACCGGCTTTTTGCTCACCGTAATGCACAAGAGTATGAGGAAATATGGGTGATTGGTAATGATTTTTTTGATTATGATGGGCAATATAAAATTGATTGTATTGTAATGAACCCTCCATTTGACCAAGGGGCTGCACATTTGCTTAGGGCAATTGAATTGATGAAAGAAGGCGGCCAGATAATTTGTGTTCTCAACAAAGAAACAATCGATAATCCTTTTTCGGAAGAGAGAAAACTTTTAGTTAAAAAACTGAAAGATGCTGAAATTATAAATATAGGAAAAGCGTTTTCAAAGGCATATAGAAAAGCATCGCCTGAATGTGTAATTGTCAATCTGGATATAAAGAAAAATAAAGAGAACTTTTTTAGTTTTTCGGAATATAGTACGGTCAATAATTATACAATTGATACCGAACCAAACAAGTTTGTAATTTCCAGGGACAGTATAAAAGCAGAAGTTGATAGGCATAAAGTAGAAATAGAGCAGTATAAAAAGGTATTAAATGAAATACATAAACTGAGAGGGCTTGGAGGAGTTGCTTTTAGTGAAGTGGAGGATTATTCTACTGATTTTAATCAATATATAAAGGCATCTACAAAAAGAGCATGGAAGAAGCTTTTGTCATATCCCCGTTTTACAAAACTGATGTCGAGTAAGATAAAAAAGGAGTTTATGCAGCAAATAAATTCCAGTTCGTTGATTGAATTTACAGAGCAGAACATTTATCAGTTTCTTGACGCTTTGATTTTTTCTTTCGAAAGTATTATGAATGAATCTATTTTGAGTACGTTTGATCTGCTGACGTCGTATGATAAACAAAATAAAATTGAAAAAGAGGGATGGTGGACAAACGACAGCTATAAAGTAAACAAAAAAGTCATCATCCCACAATTGTGGGGTTATTGTTTTAGCAGCTATAAAATTGATTGGAAATTGGAAGATGTGTTGAACGATTTGGATCGGGTTATGATGTGGCTGTCAGGGGATCGGTTGAAGGACAAGAACAATCCCACAGATGACACTGAATTCAGAAATCAATATGAAAATGGAATTATAGAAACATTTGTCAAGAACAGTGAAAAAGGAAATGTATTTAATTATGTTCATGAAAGCCATTTTTTTAGATTTCGGGTGTATAAAAAACATACTGTATATGGCACAATCCATTTGGAATTTAAAGACGAGTTTCTATGGCAGGAGTTTAACGAACGGGCTGCGGAAGGAAAAAACTGGATACCTGATGATTACAAGGCAAGAAGAAAAGAGAAAATGAAAAAAGGGTTTTTATTGGAATATAAGGAGTAAAATATGGACAGAAATTCTTTTAATTTTTCAGATATTAGAGTTACTACAAGGATTCAAAACAATATTCTTTTGAATTTGATTGAAAGTTGTTCTTCATCAAGAAAAGAGTTCTCCATTAAATATGGAATTAATGATCAAACACTGTATTTACTCATTAACTTTAGAATTCCATACAAAAAGAAAAGAGGAGGGTATATAAAGCCGTGTAAGGATATTGCCAAGATATTTAATGTTATTCCTGAAATAATTTTTCCTGATAGATTTGATCTTATTGATAGAAATAAAATCACAAATGAGGTTAATATTGAGGACAGGGTTATTTCTAGTGAGAATAATGCTCTTTTGATAGAATCAGCTGAAGATAGTTATATAAAGAAAGAAAGAAAGGATTTGGTAAGAAAGGCTCTTTGTGTTCTCTCTGAAAGAGAAAGGCGTTTTGTATGTAAATTTTTTGGTATAGATGATTATAAACATACATATGGAGAGATAGCAAAAGAAGAAAAAATTTCTAATGGCAGAGCGTGTCAAATAGTTAGGAATGCTTTGTGCAAATTAAAGACTGAAAAAGAATCAAATAAGTATCTTCAATTAGCAAAATAACTTGTGAGCAAAGAGAATATGAAAGAGAAAATGAAAGAGATAATGATTGATTGTGAGAAAGATACTATTTTTGATTATATCTATTATGGGGGTGTTCTTATAGGTGTGATCAGAAAGGAAATGAAAAATGAAAATAATTGATTACAATAGTATTTTTATCTTGACATTATTTTATGATTGTAGTATATTGAAATTGACGATGGGAAAGAGCCTTT